AACAGAGATAACGATATATATCTATCCAAGTATTCTGCATGTAGAAGATGCTATATAGAATACGTTGAAGGAAGAGAAGAGCGTTGGAAGCAAGGCTGGCGTCCTAATACGGAGAAACAAAATGGCACTTAATGTAGTCGAGATCGTCAACGGAATTTACCAAGCAATTTCAGAGAAGCAACAAGGCGGTGAAGACTTTGGTCTAAAGCGTAATAATGAAAACAAATTTGTTTCCACCGAAATTATGGATGGGTTTGGCATTACTGTTCATGGAAATACTCTACTTATCAAATATTCTAGCGAAGAACCAATTCAAGTTATGCATGATAAGCGCTTCCAATATAAATTAGAGCAAAGAATTAACGATATTAAAAATACTATACAAAAGAAGTTTGGCGAGATTACAGGCAGCTCATTAAAGCTAAAAGATGTTGGCGATTTAGCTTCTCTTATCGAAACAGTAAATCGTGTAAGAGTTAAAGTAAAAGCACAAATGGCATATGAAATTCTTAATATTAAAGATATTGTCAACGTCGTCCATCAGAGTTCCGATACGCAAGATGAAAAATATAAACAAAATATGGCCGCTGCTAAGAAGCTAGAAAAAGGCAAAGTTAAGCTAAAGAATGTAACTCGCAAGGATAAATAATGGTGTCTAAATGTCCGATGAGTTATCACTTGAAGAAATCAAACAGGAAATAATTAAATGTGGTAGGAATCCTTCCTACTTCCTAAAAAATTATGCTAAGATTACCACGGTAGATCAGGGTACTGTTACATTTAAAACCTTCGATTTCCAAGATGATCTATTAGATAATTTTCGCGATCACAGATTTAACATAATTGTAAAAGCCCGCCAGCTTGGTATTTCTACCATCTGCGCGGGTTATATTGCTTGGCTCATGTCGTTTAGCAAGGATAAAAACGTTCTTGTTATGGCAACTAAGTATGCAACCGCAAGCAATATGGTTAAAAAGGTTAAGTATATCGTTAGCAATATGCCTGAGTGGCTAAAGTTAGCTACGGTTACAACAGATAATAAAAATAGCTTTGAATTAAGCAATGGATCAATGATTAAAGCAGTTGCAACAAGTCCAGACGCAGGCCGTTCAGAAGCCGTATCTTTACTTGTAGTCGACGAAGCTGCGCACATTGAGAACATGGATGACATCTGGACCGCTCTATATCCAACCATTTCAACTGGTGGTCGTTGCATCGCTCTAAGTTCACCTAATGGTATTGGTAATTGGTTCCATAGAACATATGAAGATGGACAAAACGGACAAAATAGTTTTATAACAACATATCTTCCTTGGGACGTTCACCCAAAACACGATGAAAAATGGTTTGTTGAAGAAACCAGGAACATGGGCAAGCGCGAAATTGCGCAGGAATACCTTTGTTCTTTCAATGCATCAGGTGAAACCGTCATAGACTCAGACGATATGGAACGTATGCGTAAGGAAGTTTCTGAGCCTGCCCATAAAAGCTGGGTGGATCGTAATTACCATATTTGGAAAAAATATAATCACCAAGGAAAGTATATCCTAAGTGCCGACGTTGCCCGTGGTGATGGGGCAGATTATTCTGTATTTCACGTTATAAATGCATCAACAATGGAACAGGTTGCCGAATATCAAGGCAAGATCGAACCAGAAATGTTTGTTGATCTCCTTATTACAGTAGGAAAAGAATACGGTAATGCGCTCATGGTTATAGAAAACAATAATATTGGTTATACAGTTTGTACAAGAGTAATTGAAAAAGGCTATAGAAATGTATTCTATAGTAACAAAAGCACACACGAATATGTTGATAGTAATAATGCAATAGGAAATAGTTCAGTTATACCAGGCTTTACAACATCTGTAAAAACGCGCCCTGTAATTATTGCAAAACTTGACGAACTTATCCGTAATAATGCGATCAAAGTTAACTCAGCAAGAACTGTAAGAGAGATGGAAAAGTTCATTTGGGTAAATGGCCGTCCTGAAGCCCAGAAAGGCTATAATGACGATCTTGTAATGAGCCTTGCTATTGCTTGTTGGATAAGAGACATAGCTATTTTAGCAAATCAAAAAGATGTAGAATACGCTAAAGTTATGCTAAACTCATTTACTAAATCGAATACAACCTTAAACACAAGTATCAAGGGTATGCATAATTATAACGAGATACAAAAAGCAAATACAATAAAGACATATGACCAATTTTCTTGGTTAATTAAGGGATAAAAATGGCAGATCAGAGACGAAATATAAAAAACAATGAATCACCACTATTCAAGACACTAACAAGACTATTTTCTGGTCCCATTGTTAACTTTAAACAACAATCACAACTTAGATTTAAACGTCGTCAATTAAATAAATTTAATTTTACCTCTACAAGTGGACGCAACTTTCAGAAAACAAGTTATAATCCATTTGATTCAATTCAAAGTAATATCATGGCTAACCAAAGCCGTGCAGAACGCTATAGCGACTTTGATCAAATGGAATTTACACCCGAGATTGCCTCCGCTCTTGACATCTATGCAGACGAAATGACTACACATAGTAGCCTAAGTAAGATGTTAAATATTGAATGCAAGAATGAAGAAATAAAAGCTGTTCTTGAAACGCTATATTATGATGTTTTAAATATAGAAGCCAACCTTTTTGGTTGGTGTCGCACAATGGTTAAGTTTGGTGATATGTTTTTATATCTTGATATTCAAGAAGATAAGGGTGTCGCAGGAGTTGTTGGCCTACCATCCCCAGAAATCGAACGCCTTGAAGGTGAAGATAAAACAAACCCAAGCTATGTTCAATATCAATGGAACAGCGGTGGTCTAACTTTTGAAAATTGGCAGATTGCACATTTTCGTATCCTTGGACAAGACAAATATAGCCCTTATGGTACAAGCGTCCTAGAACCATCGCGCCGCATCTGGCGTCAATTAACCCTGCTAGAGGACGCAATGATGGCATATCGCATCGTTCGCGCACCAGATCGTCGCGTATTCTATATTGATGTCGGTAATATCGCACCAGAAGATGTTGAACAAATGATGTTAAAAGTTCAAGCTCAAATGAAGCGTAATATGATTATCGACCCAAGTACTGGTCGTGTTGACCTTCGTTATAACCCAATGAGCATTGATGAAGATTATTTCGTACCAGTTCGCGGCAATAATAATACAAAAATTGATACTCTTACTGGTGGTGCGTTTCAAGGCGATATTGACGACGTTAAATATCTGCGTGACAAACTCTTCTCAGCATTAAAAATCCCATCTTCGTATCTATCAAAAACAGATGGCAATACGGAAGATAAAAGCACATTAGCACAAAAAGATATTCGTTTTGCTCGTACCGTTCAAAGATTACAAACTGTTCTTATTAGCGAATTAGAAAAAATTGGTATTATTCATCTCTTTACGCTTGGTTTCCGTAATGAAGATTTATTAAAGTTTTCATTAAAATTAAATAATCCTTCAAAGATTAGCGAACTTCAAGAACTAGAACACTGGAAAACAAGATTTGAAGTAGCTGGTCAAGCAAATGAAGGTTATTTCTCCAAGCGTTGGGTGCAAGAACACATCTTTAACCTCTCAGAGAATGAAATTCGTAAGATGCAACGCGAAATTTATTACGATAAACTATACGAAAAGACTCTTGAAGGCGCAGGAAATGCTGCTGCCGCAGGCGCAGAAGCTGCTGGCGGGGCAGACGGACTTGGTTCAGCAGGTGGACCAACATTACCAGAATTAGGCGCAGGCCCAAACAATGAATTACCAGGCCCAGATCTACCAGAAGAAGGTAGCGCTGAAGGCGGTGGTGGTGCAGATGACGGCCTACTTGTTGTACCAGATGAGGGCGGTGCAGGAGCGCCACCAGCAAAGCGCCGCGATGACTATAAGCCAGTAAAAAGTGATGGAAGACATGGCTCTGGTCCACGCAAAAGAGGCGCACAAAAATCAGCAGTACCAGGAGCTTTAGGCTTTGAAGCCAGAAGTAAATTTCATGGAAGTTCAGATTTGCAACAAATGGCAAGAATGACCGGTCTAGATGAATCAGTTGAAACTAATTATAGCGACGACGAACGTAAATTATCAGAAGTTAATAGAGACGTTAAAATTCTATTAACAAGCTTGGAGAGCAAATATGCAAAAGGTAAGTAAATTGAAGCATAACAAAAAACGCAACACTGCGTTTCTTTTTGAAGCCCTTGTAAAAGAATTAACAAAGGCGGTTGTTTATAACAAAAAAGCAGAACAAAATCTTATATCTGGTATTATTAAAGAACATTTCCGCAAAAATACAATCCTTGAAAAAGAGTTAAAACTCTATAGGGAACTTGTTGATACAAAAGAATACCCAAAAGAATTTGCAGAAA